TATGGATAGCATATCTACTCATCAATCCAACTGTAGGATGAAATGAGTTTTCAAATACTGCTCTACTTGCCAACAACTGAATGTAAGGCAAATAGATAACACCTGTATCATATTCCGATGGGCCTTTGTAACCAACAATTAGCTGATCTCTGCTCTCAAAGGTATCTCTGTAAACTACCAATCTACCATCAAGAGACCCAATCCTACTAACACCTGTAGGTTGTGTGGTCACATCACCCGGAACCGGAGCAATAGCAAAAGCCGCTAGAGTTTCAAGAATAGCAACAGCTCTTGGGTTTCCAACTAACCAATTACCGCTACCTCTACGAGTATTGATTGCAATGTCTTGGGTTCTACGGATAATGTGGTGATACAATTCTCTGTATCTTTCCATTTCCCATCTACCCTTAACACCTTGAGCACTTGCCAAGAAATCCCATGTGGTATCATAACCTGAGACCCCTCTGACTGTGGCATCAATAGCCGCAATAAGTTCCCTATCAATCTCTTGAGTAATTTCATATGATAGAATGTCCATCATTTCTTCCTCAAGATCAAGACCATGCATAGCTTTAAGGTCTTGTGCGATTTCAAGAGACCATCTGCTTCTCAATTTTCTAGTTTTTGCTTCTACTTGAGTTTTCTCAACTGTCAGGTTGACTTCCCTGATATGGGTTCCTGCACCGATACCAAGACCAATATCATTACCAACACCTGAACCTGCCGCTGAACCTAAAGCTTCACCTGCTGATGTGATATATGACCCTGAATAAGAACTATCAATGTTGTTGTATCCCAATTCAGTCGTATTAGCTACATAAGTTCCTGCTGTATTACCTGCTCTAAACCGCAGAGCAAATGCAAGTCCAACCGGGCCTGTAAGAGGTTGCACACCGACTAACTGATGAGCTACCAATTCAGGGAAAGTTCTTCGAACCATAGGAACAGCAATTTTGTGAAACATACCGCTTGTTGGATATGTGGTTCCGCTAATACCTCTACCGTCACCTGCTCCAAGTGAATCCGCACCTGTACCCCATCCTGTAGTTTCCATCAAGAAATTGTGCTGATTCTCAAGCATGATTGCTGTGGATTTCCTAACTCTGTCAGAGTCAATTGCCTTGCCCTCTTGCAGAACAGCATCCCACTTTTTAACTAAATCACGAATATTCATAGTCATACCCTCCTAGTTTTTTTGTTACTACTACTAACTAACAGTTTTCTTTTTTACAGTTTGTTCTCTTTCAAGACTGAAAGATATCTGTCAAGATGAGTTTTGAATGGACTATCATCTTCATCAAGATTTTGATCATCATCTTTATCATCATCCTCATTCAGAACTTTGCCCTTCCCTTCATCATCAGACTCTTTTTTCATATCTTTTTTATCTTTCTTTTTCTTCTTTTTGTCATCATCGTCATCGTCATCATCATCGTCATCATCATCGTCATCATCCTTTCCATTATAAGCTTCAAGGATAACGTCAAATTTCCGATCAATTTCCTCTCTGTCAGAAACACCCTCTAACATTGACATGACATGAGTTTTTTGACTTTCTGTAAGTCCATCAGATTTACGTCTGATGTATAATTCTGCCGCTAAGTCTTGAGCATCCTTTGTGGTCTCAAGTTTTTCAGAAATGACTTTATCAAGTTGCTTTCTTAAATCAACTATCTCTGTCTTAGCTTCCTTCAATAGTGATTTGACTTCTTCATCTAGCAACCCTTCATCAACCCCAAGTCTAACTTTAAATTGCTCAATCAGATCAGCATAAAGTTCCCCTTTCCTTGCGTACTCAAGAACCTTTTCAGGAATTTGCATCTCACTCTCTAGGATTTCATCTACAAAATTAGAGAATTTAGAGGTAATGTCTTCCTTGTAAGCATCGAACTTTTCTTCATATTGTTCGATCAGCTTTTCCTTCTCTGCTTGCAACTTCTCATCGACTTGTTCTTTGGCTTTAAGCTCAATCAAAGTTTCCAATTTCTCTTTGATAGCTTCCTGTTCTTTTTCGTCCAATTTCTGAACACCTAACATTTCAAGAAGTTTGTTCATAAGCTATATCCCCCCTATACTATTTTCTATTATTATTTATCTAACTTATTCAAACTATACAAAAAAAGCTCAAATTATAGAATATATCTGCAATTTGAGCTTCTTTGAATATATCTAATTATTTACTGACCAATTTCCATCCAATACTAATAGCTTGCGCTAAACTCATATTGGTAAATTTCTCTTTTGAAGTTGATGATAAAGCATCGGCTATTTGAACAAGCATATTTGCTGTTGTGGCATCCAATATGGTGTATCCTCTTTTCTTTTCATCAGATATATCATTGTTTTTTGGGTTTATATAGACCATTTGATGGTTTTTGACAACCTGCCTAGCCGCATCTAACCATTTTTTGCCCTCACTTAAATCTTGTTCAACTAAGAATCTTTTTAGCTTCATGATTTCTCCTTATCATTGTTGTATCCCATACCGATTGATTCAACATCTATCCATCTGATATCTTTGTTTTTTGAAAGTTTTTTTATGTCATTTATGGTAAGTCTCATTGCAGGTCTCATACCATCATGCAAACTAGCAATGGTTCCATGAATACCTGAGAAATAAGTTTGTTTTTTCACATTTGCTTTGCCCACTAATCCTGATATAAATGATTGTTTTCCCTTATCAAGTTCAGTAAATTCAACTTCAGAAGCTTCATTCAGATCAGTACCTTCCTTAAATACCTTCCAATCAGGTTGACTTGCTGTTGATGCAAAGTTTTTTCCCTTTGCAATCTTCTCAACATAATCCTTGACTTGTTTAGGTGGATTCTTAATATAGAATTTAATTTTACGATTTTGATCAATATGAGCTACCTTCTCATAGTCTCCATGAACCTCTTTTGCTCTGTTCCAAACAACAACACCATTTCCCATAGTGCCTGAACCAAGATCAAATTTCCTTTCAAGGACGGTTTCCTGATAAGCTTTTTGAATCTTTTCGTTTAAATCCATGATGTACTCCTTATTTAAACATAGCTTTAGATGTTTTATAAATCCAATTGGCTTGATCTTTCGAAAACCCCTTGTTTTTCTCATAGGATTTTTTCATACCCATTGCCATTTTATGAACATCTCCACCACTATCTTTAGTAGCTCCAATAATGGCATCTAATGTTTTCTTGGCATCTGCCGTTGCATCTTCAGCTAACATATATTGTTCTCTAAGAACCTTATCATATGCTGAAAGAATCCTTTTGTTTTCATCTGTAGCATTAAAATCTCTGTTTAATCTTTCGGGATATAGTTTCATTTTTATAATTCCTCTACCTCTATTGTTCTTCCTTTGAACTCAACAATAGAATTTTTTATTTTTTTCTTTATAAAATCTTCAACAGCATCAATTTTACTGAAGCTATCAAAGTCCTCATTGTCAACAAAATCAGATAGTTGGAATATAATTTTCCTTTTTACATCTATCTTTTTTACCTTGACAGAAAATACCTTTTCAATGGCATTTTTTATCTGCATCTCTGAGGATTCATTGATAATAGAATCCTCATAAGCTTCCTGAATCCTTTCTTTTTCAAACATTATTACATTCCTTGTTCGATTTTTTCAATGACCTGCCAAATATGTCTGAAATAGACCTTTTGAGCTTCTTTGATATCTTCATCTGTTGGGTCTTTCCGAACTCCACCAACAGGCATGAATTCTTGACCCTCAAAGATACCATTCACCCATGAAGGATTGTTGCTTGGGTCTGTAACCAAATCCCATGTGATTAGATGAAAATCTTCATTGACATATCCATCATCACCTACTGTACCCAATCCTCTTGAACTAATCCCCATCTGACCTTCTTTAACTAAGGTCTTTGCAATCTGACCCATAGGTGTGTCAAGAATCTTTGCCTTTCCGTAAAGGTCATTTCCTCTCCACTCCAATTTGGTTGTTCGAATTGCAATCTTATCAGGATTCACTTCAGGATTAGGTGGATGGCCCAATTCACCCCAAAGACATTTTTTATCAACTTTCTCATTGACCTTCTCAACTTCCCTTTCCAAAAGATTCTTTTTATAGACTCTTTTATTGTTGTTCTTTAATTCAGCACTTGAGAAAATTCCAACTGCAAACATATCTTTGGTTTTACTGTCCTCATGTAGCTCAAAATCATAACTCATTTCTGTAATAAGTTTCATTATTCATCTCCCTCTGCTCCATCACCATCTGCATCACCATCTGCATCACCATCTGCATCTGCATCTGCATTAGCATCTGCTTGTGGAGCAGGATTTATATCTGTTGCAAGACCAAGTTTGTTTTTTAAGAAAACATCTCTTTTTCCTGCAATTTCTTGTTTTATAATATCTGATGCATCCACAAACTGATCATTCTCAAAATGATCTAACGCTTTTCTAATTTTTTCTCTATCCATTATTCACATTCTCCTTTTATTTATTTGCCCCATTCTGCTATATATGGAGCACCTGCATAATTCTCTCTTAATCCCATCCACAAAACTTCATGATCTTTACCTAAATGATCATTTACACCACCTGCTTTAAGAGAATCATTATATCGTTTTGCGTATTTGGTTAGATTAGCTTCTGTAGGTTTACCATAATCCTTAACACTCCATGCTGTAGCGTCTGTATGCCATTTTGGACTTCTGAGTTTCCAATCAACAACATACTTAGGAGTCATGCTTCTACCTTCACCTAAATATTTATCTGTTAAATCCATAATGTCTCCAATATTATTTATATATATTTATATTTTCTTACCATTTTGAACCACCTTCTTCCTCTGCAAGTCCAAGTTTGATATCTTTCTTCTTACCATCAACATTAGCTTGGATTTCTTCTTCATCCCATTTTAGATATCGTTTCATTAGGTAATATCTTGAGAATTCGGGTCTGTCTGCAAGCTGTTGATAGTTTGAAAACCTTGAATCATTGAACATTTGTTCCATTTGTTCTTTATATTGGGAAGGTGGATTCATGGTAACTTTTAGTTTCTTTTCGGTTAGCTCATATGGTTTCTTCATTCCTCTGAATTCTAAATGCAGAAGGAACATATCCGTAAAATCTTTACAAGCTTTCTTTTGCTGTCTTTCTAAGAACTTGGCCCATTTGATTTCATCTCTTGAAATCTCTGAAGTCTGTCCTTGTCCATACATAATATCCCCTTCTCTGCCTTCTTGGGTAGCTGTTATTCTTGAGCCGGGATATTTAAGTGCTCTGTAAAGCTTCTTTTGGAAATAGTAAACATCATCAAGTTCACTAAACATGCTTGTGTTACCACCAATGGTATCAATCTGTGACCCTCTACCGTCTGCCGATTGAGGAAGATAAAAGTTTTCCAAGATTCCCATCAATTCAGGTTCATTTGTAAGCTGTCCTGATTCAGGATTATAAGTTTGTTTCTTTGTCATTTTCATTTTGATCTTTTCAACATACTTCAAGGCTTTTTCTCTTGGCATGTTTCCTGTATCAATTCTGAAAACGTATCTTTCAGGAGCACGAACAACCCTCATGATGATTACTGAGGTTTCCAATAATTTCAATTGGTTAAATGGAACTCTTGCTTTTTCCAAATACCCAATAATCTCAAATCTTGATTTACCATAGATACCATAATCAAAAAATCCTATCTGATTCGGGTCAAAAAAGATCAAATCTTTACCATCTCTCTTTCTTGCTTCCTCAATATTCATAGGTTTTTTTGTTTTTGGTTTTGTATACTGAATAAATGCATCAATTTGACCTGAAATAGGATTGTAAAAGAAGTCCATTGTCTCTGTAGGTAATTTTTTGACATTGATGATACCCTTTTTCTTATTGTTTTTATCAATGACCCTTTCATAATAAACACGTCCATCAATGAAATACGTCCAAAGCAAATCCCATGCTTTGTTTTTCATATCAAGTCTTTCAACAAACAATTCTCTGAATTCTCTTTTTAGATTATTGACAATGTTTTCATTCTTTTTCAGATCATTATCAAGGATTTCCAAGTGGAATACATCCCCAATATCATCTTCTTGTGTAGATTCATTAACTGCATCTTCAATAACATCAGATATTTCAGGAGTTGTTGCCATTTTTCTGTATTCCTGAATTCTTTGTAATTCATATTCGAATACTCTATTTATATAGGTATTATAAAATAGATTGAATCCCTGAACCTGAACTGAACTAAACCCCGGTATCTCTGCAAGGGTCTCCCATCCTTCACCCCTTTGAGAAAGAATAGTTTTTAATCCTCTATTATACTTTCCCATGCCTGAGAAGGCTTTTATTTCCTCTTGAACCACATCTTTTTTGGTATTACCTGTTAATCTATCTAAGAGTTTCCCCATAATCTACTCCTTACCATAAAACCATATTTACATCATATTTAGCTAATGGGTCTTCAACTGTTCCTGCTCCTGCCGCAGTTACAACTCCCCCCATTTTCATTTGTTTTCCAAGACCACCTTCTTTACTATTCCAAAAGATTTCAAATTGCCATTCTTTGGAACTTGGCATTTTAATTCCCATTGCTATATCATCCTTATTACGTTTATATTCGGATTTTGTCATATTCCAAGCAAGGTTTAATCTATTGAAAGTATCCCATATACATTGTGGCCCATTCCAAGCTGTATCTTTATATACCTTATTATATGTACATTTTTTTGTTTCTTTATATAGAAGGGTCTTTAATTTTTGTTTAGATAATCCATCTGCTCCCAATCCTGTTCCTGTTTGATCTTTACCTTCTTTAATATATCTTTCAAATCTCATAAGAGTATTCCCCCTAATTAATAGCTTTCTGTTTATATTTATAAAAATAATCAAAAATATCTAACAACTTCAGTACATGTTTTGCAGATTTCATCCATTTTCTCATTTACAAGCTTATCTCTCACTAATAAATCAAAGTTTTCTTCATTCAATTCAACATAATTTGTGAATGAATGACTCTGTTTACAGAATTTTATTCTACCGTTTACGAAATCAAAACCAACAAAATCAAATCGTCTTACACACTCCTTTCTTAATTCATCTATATTATCAGGTGGAGATATCCTTTTTATGATCTCTCTCTTATCAACCATATCAGGAAAATCTCTTATCAATGTAAAATAATCTTCCCTTGTTAGAAGATATTCATCATTTTCCCTCAAAAATTTAGGGTAATAATACTGAAAAGTGAACTTTTTATCGTATTTTTTGATGAAATCTCTCAATAAATGTATATTTTTATGGTGAACCACTATCAAATATTCAATTTCATCAACATAATTGTTATCATACCATTCAATGTCCATGTCCAATTCAGGTACACAATGATAAACAATCTTCTGTATATTGCTATTATATTTATCAAATTGAGCATGAAAAAACATCCCATTTGTCTCAACAATTAGCTTTTTATCGAAATTAAATACAAAATCCAAGGCATCTTTATCAACCAATGCAGTCTCACCACCTGAGATATGCACATTTACGTCATTGGCCCATTCTATAATCCTTGGGTAGAACTGATGCAACAGCTTTAGATTTACCCTCTTTGGTTTCTCTATTTTTGGCCTATCGCAATAACCACAATCCCAATTACAATGCTCCCCCAACACCAAACAGACCATTTTAGGTTCCTTGATCTTGAATTTAGGGATACCGATTTCAGAATAGCATTCAGGTTGATTGCATTTGGTAGGAACATGTGGAACAAAGTAGATATCTTGTATAAGATTAAATAGAGGTTGTCCTACTTTACGGTAGGTAAGACAAGGATAAACATCACCGTTTGAGCACACCATCAGGTTCCTTCTTCCTGCTTCACAATGGTATCCCTGAAAATTAGCTATACCGTCCATCCGAACCTTTACCTCATGGTAGGATAGCATATCACCGTCAACATAATATCTATTCAGGTCTGTCTTCTTATGTTCTTCAATGTACCAATCTTTATCTTCCTCTGTAAAGGATTGATTTGGATGGTAAATCATGTCAATTGTCCTTACATGATCACTAAATTTCTCATAAATTGCCTTTGTTTCGTCCTTTTTTATAGAATCCCACATAACTTTTACATGAACTTGTGCTCCCATATCTCTTAATAAATCAACCCTTTCTCTGAATATATCATAGTCTGCATATTCATGATGATAGGAGCAAAAAAACTTTAGATCATCCCTTATAGAACAGATTTCTTTGAGAACTGTTGTGCTTCTACTTAAATTAGTGAATACTTGAAGTGGATAGATTGATTTTCCAAGTCTCTCTATTATTTTGAGGATATCAGGATGTTTTAATGGTTCTCCACCAAACAACATCAGGCTTAAATTGTAGTTCTCATATAAGCTATCATAAAATTCTATGATCTTCAGCATGTGCTCATATGGATACCATTCCTCATCCCTGTTTTTATAGGTACAATAAGAGCACCTATAATTACATCGGCTTGTCACATCCCAATGAGAACCAAAGAACATAGGGTCTTCCTTGAACTTATCATAGTAAATTTCTGATATTTTTAGTTTCTTCACCTACCTTTCTCCTACACACCAATTTTTTAGGGATTTCTGTCTCACAACAAAACCCCATATAATTACAGACCATGCCATTAGGAATATCACACTCCTTATAATCATCATAGACATTATATAAAGGCACTTCCTTGTGGCTTTTACATGGATACACATCTCCATTGGAGTTGACAAAAATTGTATTAGTACCTGCCATGCAATAATAGTAATGGTTTGATGGTAACATGGTTGCTCTCATCTCATTCCATGATGTTTCTCTTTCTTTGACAACTCCATCATTGTCTTTGTACTTCAAATATAGAGTCTGAAAATCCTGCAAGGCCAAAAACCAATCCATATCCTTGTCTTTCCATTGTGCTCCTATATCACCTTGGGTATTCGGGAATACAAGATCAATATAACACTCATACCGTTTATCATCATAAAGCTTTTTATAAAATGAGAATAAATCTTGTGATTCCTGTATGTACCTTGAATCCCCCATGATCTTAACCCGAACCTTATTC